CTCGTAAACTGTCGCAGCTGGTCCATGTGCTCCGGCGCATAGATCGCGGGATGCTCTGTCTTGATCCATCCCGCGCGCAGCGGGCCTGGCAAAGTCTTGAAGCGAAAGAAGTCCGCGATCTCTTCGGCCAGTGCTACAAGCGGGTCCAGTTCGGCTGCATCTCCCGCATCAAACTTTTTCTGGATTGCCACATCGATTGCGATGTCATATGCCGCCTGATTTCGGGTGATCTGCGCCACGGTCATTCCTTTGGGAACGACAGTGACGTGAAGTGTTTTCATCTCCGGCAATTCAAACACCGGCAGGTAGTGGCGTTCGGCTGTGAATGGTTGGCTGAACGCATGACCGTTGAGTTCGACCACCACCGCCTCGGCGACATCCGTCACCAACGGTACTCGCGCCCGCCCTTTGGTGAAATCTTCCCAGCCATCTTTTCAAGCGCGGCCGTGTTGCGCTCCAGCGCACTTAGCAACGTCGATTGCGTCCAGTGCTGATGGCGTTCAAGTGCCTCCGCCATGCGGCGCTCGCGGATCGAGTCCCGCCAGAGGGTGTATCCAACAACCATTCCAGCCAGGCCCCATTGCGCCCAGATGCCGGGGTCACCACCTACGGGGACGGAGGCGAGCAGCAGAGCACCCATGCACGTTTTCAGCAGTGTCTCTGTCATTTAAATCGCCTCCGTCCCCACCAGCTTGGTGTGAATGCGAAATGAGTAGCGGTACAGATCACTGAAGCGGAACTCAGGCTCTTTTCCAGGAGCCATGACTTCGTAGATGAACACGGTGGTTCCGGACGTTTCGCGGATGCGGTCGCCGCGTTTGGGAAGGATCAGATTCCCTGACAGAACCATCTCGGATGCCGCAATTAAGTAATCACGTACCTCGATGCGTTCTCGAACGCCGTAGCCGTTGTCGATTTGAAAGACCGTCTTTCCGACTGTGGCGTTCACTTCGACGCTCGCCGCTCCGCGCTGGTAAAAGACCTTTCGCGTCATGAACTGCAGCCGTTGGTCCTCAAGCCAGCGCGCGCCATCTTGAAGCAGATCCATTACTGGCTCAGCCGCACGCGGACTTTCGTGTCGGCATCAACTGTGGGCCAGATGGATTTGCCCAACGCTTTGTTCACGCCTGCGGCGGCGTTTGTGGTGGCGAGTTTTGTGGCCGCGTCCCAGAACAAACGTGAACCATTCGGGATGGCACTTCCCACAGCTATAGACTTGGGCATATCGTAGACACCTTCAACAGCGATGGAGCCCATCTCGCCCGCCTTAATGTCGCGCTGTACAACTCCGACTAATTCACCAACCACCACCACATCTCCGGCAGCGACGTCGACTGCCGGAACGAAATCCAACGAACAGCCTTCCTGTAAAAACGTTGTCAGCAGCATGCGAAAATCTCCAATTCTAAGGGGATGTGTGAGGCGAGGAAGAAAGGCGAAGGATTACACTTCGCCCTTGGACTTCACCCCGCCGCGCGGATCCTGTAGCGCAACTCCGAAGTCGTGGTAGCCGCGCATTTGAACACCGAGCACATTGAAGTCGGCTTCGGCGGTTTCGATTGTTGGAGATTCCTGACCATTGAGGAATGCGACTTCAATGACCGCCAGATCCGTCGGCTCGGAAAGCAAAAACCAGGCTTTGGTCGAATTCCCGGGGTAAACCGCATTCGAAAGATACCGGCTCACTTCGGAGCGGTACTTGCCCTGATGAGGGTTGGCGATGGGGTACTTCTGGTTCGCCGTGGTGTCGCGGATCTCCAACGCTTTGTTGAGCTGGGAAGACATCGCACTCAATGCCGGCGGCACGAGAAGAATCGCGGGCATGACGCCGATCGGCTTTCCATCGCCATCGACCTGTTCCATGAAAGCGACTTCCGCTTTCGTCAAACCGTCAATCGACAGTGCGGTATCCACGCCCGCGAGGAAGTTCTTGTTGCCGGCGACAAAGAACGCCGCGTTGTTCAGGAACGCAGTCCAGAAAACGTCGTTGAGCTTGGAGCCCGACCCGCGACCGAGCTTGCGCGGAACCAGTGTGATTGCGCCCAGATCGTCATTGATGATGTCTCGACGATCGATGGAAAGCATCAGACCGTAGGTATCGGCCTTGTTGGAAAACGATTCCTGACCCAGCGTGCCGTTTTTCAATTCGCCGCCAGGCGCAACTTTCTCGTACTGATCTTTTCCGATCAGACGGTAGCTGGTGACAGTCTTAAAATCAGTGACAGGGCGAATCGAACAGATGTTTCGCCATGTCTGTTCAACGGAGTAGAAACCCTCGAGCAAGAATTTATTGGCGACATTCGACAGAATGCCACCGATGTCGATGCTGGAAACCGCCGCTTCAATCTTTCGAGCGAATGCGTGACGCAGCACTTCTCGACTGTCTCGGAAGTTGCGGCCCGTGTAGCCATTGGCCCATGCAGCTTCGAGCAGTAAATCCTGAAGACCGAACCTGCCGTGGAAGCGCTTGTCGGCAGCGTTCAGTGCCGCTTCGTCGAAGTGCTTTTCCAAACCATTCAATTTGCCGCTGATGGCGCAAGCCGCTTCAAGCGTCAGCGCGGACACTTCCGGCTGATGAGTAACAACGATGGCGGGCGGTTGCGGGCGGTTTGCCCGAAGGATTTCGAGCTCGCAACGATTGGTATCCCAATTGTCACGAATAGCCTGTGCCTCAAGCTCGGAGTGTTTGCCGGCGCAAATCTTGCGAATGGCGTTGATTCGCTCCATCTCCGTCGCCGCCTGTGCACGAATCTGCGCCGAGATATCAGGAACAACCGCCGCTGCCGCACTCGCCACAACCGGCGGCGTTGCAGGAGCTGCAACCACGGGCGGGACAACTACAGGCTGCGTTTCGGTTTCGGTCTTTTCCACAGACACTTCCTCCAAAGGTTGAATGGCGGCGACGTATGCACTCGTATGGCCGTCCGCACCAAGGTCCACGAAACTGATCTCTCCCAGTGTTGCTTTCCGCACGACATTGAGCGGTCCGATGAATTCTTGGCCGTTCACCTTCAGAGTCTGGTTTTCCTTAATGAACTCTGCCTCTTCGACCGAAGCACCAATCGAAGCTTGCCAGGGAAATCCGTTGCGTGAGGACGCCACGACTTCACGTGCGGAGGCGGTGTCACGGGAAATGATCCCCGTTGCGACCAAGCGACCGGCCTCCACGCGAATGGTGTCGGTGTGGCCCACGCCCAGTGCAGCGTCGTGACCCAGCCGGATGGGGCGAGCCTGCGAAGGGATCGACAGTCCAGCCAGGTCAACGACGAGCGGGTAGCGCCAACCGCCGACACGCATGGGGCTTCCGGTGTAAGCGACCATCCGGAAACGGGGCAATGTGGGCTGCCCTTCTGCGGCAGCTATTGGCTCCCATTCCATCGCGCAGTTGAGTTCAATCGGCGGCGTTGCTTTCATCCGGAGTCTCCTGAGGCTGTTCCGTTACGGGCGCTGGAGGTGTTTGAACCGAGTCTTCTGTAGCGAGGCCGAGGGTGCGCATCAGCGCGATTTCTTTCGCGCGCTGACGGAGTTCGGATTCCCAATCGCGGCCTTTTTTTGCGTACTCTTCCGCTAGCGTAGTGGTGTGGCTCTGCAGCCTCGTTGCTTGCGCGTTGGCTTCCTTATTTGGATCGACATGTTCAAAACCGTCCCAAAACCAGTTATGGGGTGCGGTGAAATCGTCTTGACGCGTGGCAATCGGAAGCAGCCCGTCCACGCGGCTCGCTTCGCGCAACCACGCTCGGAAAATCCGATCCAGAACCGTCACTGCGAGATGCGATTGTTCAACACGGATCATCTTGAAATAGGTTTGATGATCGAGACGCCCAGAGGCGTAGTTGTAGCCAGAAGAATTTCCTGCCGCGATATTGAACGGCATGCTAAGGCACCGGGCTATCTCATTAAGAATCTCTCTTTTAAATTCTGCGTAGGTGCTGGTGGGTTGCTCCGCATGAACCTGCGCAATTTTCCAGCCCCCTGGCATGGATAAAAGAGCGTTGCGTTCTAGCGCTATGGCGTCAAGGGGTTCCACATCTGCTGTCTCTCCATTTGCTGGCGCATCCGTGTAGAGTACGCCGCTGACATTTGCCGCGGCTTTTGCAGCATCCAACGTGGCAATCGTGTAGCTGCGTAATAATGCGAACAGAGGCAGCGCAGATGTGAGCTCCGGAGTTCCGCGTGCCTGACCGGGGCGATCCACTCGAAAGTAATGAAGGACTGATTCCGCAGACACGCGATCGAACTGCTGAGAACTTGCACTGCCACTATCCCCCGGATGCTGCTTAAGAATGTGGTACTCGGACGGGTTGCCTTGCGAATCAAACACGATCCCGTCAATAGCATTGCGCGTTCCGGATTGA